TATTTTTTCATTTGCTTTGCGATCTGATCCGCACCCGTGGCCGAAAGCCCCGAAACAATGCCGACCGCTATCGCGTTGATGATATCCCCCGCCGGGAACTCCGGCACGGTGTACATCGCCGCGACGCCGAGCAGCGCCCCGGCAGTGCCGCATATCACCGGTATGTACTTGTTGTCCGCGGGGCTTATCTTCACCTCCTCGCCTATGAGGTAAGCGATGACCCCTATCGCCGCAACTCCCGCAACTCCCATGAATTCCATGTTTTTCCTCCCTAATCCTTATATTTTTCCAGCGCCGTCATGCGCCTGTCCATGACGCGTATCTGCTCCTCGACCACCGGAACGCGGCGCGCAAAGTTGTTGTGCTCCCTGACCTCGCGCGTCAGCTCCTCAAGCTTCGTCTCCGTCACGGCCTGCGAGCGGCTGTTGCTGATAAGCACGCCCATCAGCGTCAGCAGCCCCGTCACTACCGCGCCCGCTATCGTCTCCCACATTTTTCCTCTACCCTTTCAGAAGCCTGCTCCATGTCCTCTCTCCGCAGACTCCGTCCGTTTCTTCTCTCTTTACTCTCTGAAAAGCGCGCAGCCCATCCTCCGTCGCCGCGCCGAACTCACCGTCCGCGCCGTACCAGCCAACACCGAAGCCGCGTCCGCGCAGCAGTATCTGCATCGCCCTCACCGCCTCGCCGGTGTCTCCCCTCTGCAGTACCGGCAGCTCAACGGCGGCATACTCCGCCGCCCGCTCCGTCTCCTGTTCCTCCTCCGTGTACCGCAATACGCAGTCCCACGGATAGTTATAGTACCCGCGCGTGCATATCTCGCGCCCGGTCTGGTCGCCGGTCTGCCCTCCGGTCGTAGTACCGTGCTCGTTGATGCTCGCCTGTACAAGCTGTCCGCCGCCTATATATAGGCTGGTGTGGTGGACGTGATTCAAGAGCACATCCCCGCGCTCAAGTCCCGCCCCGGTGTTAAGGTCGACGCTGCCCGTCACGTCCTCAAAGCCGCACCTCAGCATATCCCCGCGCATATTTCCCGTATATGTGCAGCTGAGCGGAACCCCTGCTTTCCTGAAAGCGGAGATCACCAGACTGCTGCAATCGTAGTCAGGCCCCCAGCGGCCGGCCTGATCGTAGCCGTGGCTGTCGTCCGCCGCGATGTTCTGCGCGTATGCCGCGGCGCTTTCGATAACGTCCATCGTCATTCAGCCTCAAGCATACCGCACAGCTCGTCGTATTCCGCGGTGCTGAGCTTGCCCCCGGCGTAGAACACATCGAGCCTTGTCTGCATATCGGCAGGATATCCCCCGCGCCGTATCGTCCTTTTGCACACTCTGTATATCAGATCACTCATCGTCCGTTCCTCCCGTTATGTTTTCATATTCCGCGTCGAGCAGCGCTATGTCCAGCTCCGCGATGTCCGCCTCTGCCGCCGCGAGCTTCCCTGTCAGGTACACCGTCTGCGCCGCATATGCTTCGCCCAGGTCTTTCCACGGGCTTATCATCTCCGCGCCAGCGAACTCTTCTCCGTCCTCGCGCGTCCATGTCCCGCCCTCGGGGACGAAGCGGTAGCTCTCTATCCACTCCGGGCACTTGCCGTTGAAGAAGCCTGTCTCTATCTCCCTGCGCCCCTCAGCCGCCGAGACGTGGCACTTAAAATCACCGTCAATATAAATGATCATGTCCTGCCCTCCTACGCCAGTTTTATCTTCGTTACCGTCATGGATACGCTGCTTGCGGTACCGGCGGCAGCCTTGATTCCGACGTAATATGTGCCGGTAAGATTTATATCCAGTGAAAGAGTCTGCGCGTCATTTGTTGTCGGCTGCGCTGATGCCACAGGGTCACTCAGGTCAGCGTTAGCCGATACCAGCAGCTTGCAGCGTTCGTTGCCGCCCCAAGAACTGCTGTGAGTCTGCGCGGAGACGGTGGCCTGGATCTTTGTGAAGCCGGTAAGGGAAATCTTGTTTGCAGTGCGGGCATACGCCGTACTGCTTGTCTGGTTCACAGATACAAAAAGCTGGTTGTTTGTTTTTGTGGCTGCGGCATCACCGCCCGTAGTCACGCACGTCCAGCCGCCTGTCTGTGCGGTGTATTCGTTGCCTGCGTCATACAGCTCGCCGTTCCAGTAGCTCAGCGTCACCGTCGCGGCCTGCCCCTCAGCTGTGATGCTCACGGCCTTGCTCGCGCTGTCGCTGCCCTTGACCGCCTTTACCGTCCACGTCCCGGCGGAGGGGATAACGAATATCGCCTTGCCGCCCGTGCCTTTCGCCGTCAGCGTCAGTGTGCCGTTCGTGCAGGTGCAGACGCTCCCCGAGGGGTATGTCACTCCGATGACCGCGTAGGGTGTTCCCCCGCCCCGGCGTGTTATGAATGCTTCGCCCATTCCTTTCCCCTCACTTTCTTATGCAGCGTATCT